CAGACCGCCCTTATGTTGATGCAATTTCAAGAGGCACACTACCTGATGCAGGTATGACATTTGAGATTCCAAAAATTACAGCAGTACCAACTGTTGATCAGATTGATGAAAATGATGCAATTGCTGATTCACAGTTAACTGCTTCATATATCAGCGTAGATGTCAAGCCTTTCAAGGGTCGCGCAATTACTACTGTTGAGCTTATTGATCGTTCAAGCCCTGTTTTCTTTGATGAGCTTGTACGTCAAATGGAGTTTGCTTATGCAAAAGAAACTGATGGCTTTGTACAGCAGGGTCTTGCATCAGGTGGCGTTCTAAACGCAACTGCAACAACTGAAGACAAAGATGGATTGCTTACCTTCATCTCAACAGCAGCAGCAGCAATCTATAAGGGAACACTAGGCTTTGCACGTAATCTTGTTGTATCCCCAGAACAATGGGCAAAGATTATGTCTTACAATGATGGTGGCCGCCCAATTTATATTGCAGCTAACCCACAAAATGCTGGTGGAGCACTTTCACCAGATTCAGTACGTGGAACAGTTGCAGGTCTAAGCCTTTATGTAGACCGCTTAAACACCGGAACTGGTAATACTGGTCTAGGTGATTATTCAATGGTTGCAATCAATCCAGATGCGTATCAATGGTTTGAATCACCACGCTTCCAGCTACGCACTAACGTAAACAGCGATGGAACAATTGACTTGCTGTACTACGGATATGGTGCATTAGCTACCAAGGTTGGCGCTGGTGCAAACTGGTTCAACAAGTCCTGATCTAACTAACTAGATCGTAGAGTTACCCCGGCGCACAGCCCTTGCGCCGGGGCTAACATTAGAAAGGAAAGACAATGCCTGCAACATACGTAACTGAAGCGGAACTGCGTTCTGCCCTTGGCATTGGTGCTTTATATAGCTCAGCAGTAGTGGAAGAATGCTGCCAAGCTGCTGAAGATATTGTAAAAAGTAAGTTATGGTTTAATACTCAATCTGTTTACGCATTAGAAGCCACAGGCACAACAGGGCGCATTTATATTTATGAAAACGTAGATCAATTTTTAGTTGGCGATACAATAACTGTTGAAAATGTACGTCAACATTTTAATGGCTCAGCAACAATTACTGCTGTGGGTAAAACTTGGCTAGAGTTTGTTAAAGCGCAGATTACGACACGCGAATACCATACAATTGCACCTTGGGGTCGTGTTTATGGCACACAATCAATAGACTACGCAACTTTAGCTGAAGTCAACTTAGCATCACTAATGGTCGCTGTTGACATTTGGCAGGCTCGTCAAGCTTCAAACGCTGGTGGCATTTCACCAGACTTTCAACCTTCGCCGTATCGCATGGGCAATACTCTAATGGCACGTGTTCGCGGTTTACTTGCGGATCACTTAGCGCCGGGCGGTCAAGTAGGATAATGTCAGCAATCTCTACCCTACGAGGAACAATCGCTACCGCGCTAACTGACAATACGGCGTGGCAGGTGTTTTCCTTCCCACCTGCCACACCGCTTGCTAATAGCATCGTGGTACAGCCTGATGATCCTTATATTGAGCCAAGCAATGACCATTACAAAACCATTAAGCCTAAGGTTAACTTTAAACTAGTAGTGCTAACACCTATGTTTGATAACCAAGGCAACCTAATTAACATTGAAGATTATTATCTGAATATCGTAAACAAGCTGGAAGCATCGTCAATTGTATATTCCATTGGCACTTTCAGCGCACCGGCGGTCTTAACCGGAACAGCAGGCGACCTGCTATCCGGGGAAGTATCAATCAGCGTACTATCCGATTGGAGCTAAAACATGGCTGATATAGACAAAGAACGCGAGGCTTTTCTTGCCAAAATCGGCCAGGTTGAGCCAAGCGAAAAAGCACCAAAACCAACAACCAAGAAAGAAGAGGAATAAGCTAACATGGCTGTATTTTTAAACAATACTGTTGGCCTAAAGATTAACGCGATTGATCTTAGCGACCACGTAACTTCAGTTACTCTTAATCGTGCTGCTGATGAACTTGAAGTCACAGCTATGGGAGATACTGCTCATAAGTTTGTTAAGGGTCTTGAGGCAGGCACACTAACTGTTTCATTCCTAAATGACACAGCAACATCAAACGTACTACAGACACTTAATACCCAATTTGGTAATACTGTGGCTGTAAAGATGGTACAACAGAAAGTGCCAGCAGTATCGGCAACCAACCCGTTGTACACATTTGATATTCTTGTAAACAACCTAACACCTATCAATGGCGCGGTTGGCGATATTGGAACACAGGATATTACTTTTACGATAAACTCTGTTGTAACAGTAGCCGACACCGGCACGTTCTAATTTAACAAAGGGGCAAAAATGGCAAGAATAATAGTAACAAGGGCTGATGGAACTAAGAGTACACACTCAATAAGTCCATCTGTTGAATATGCATTTGAGCAGCAGTTTCGCAAAGGTTTTCATAAAGCCTTCCGCGAGGATGAAAAGCAAGAGCATATCTATTGGCTTGCATGGGAATGTCTACGCCGCGCAGATGCGCCTGATGTCAAACCTTTTGGCTCAGCGTTTTTAGAAACCCTAGCTGCGGTTGATGTGGTGTCAGACGATTCCCCAAATGGCTAACGCGCGATTCCTTCACGTATAGAGTTGCTCAGTTGAGCATCCATACTGGAATCGCGCCTAGCGAGTTTATTAACATGGACACAGATTTGCTCAAGGCTTTTTACGAAGTCTTAAAGCAGCAGGCAAGAGAGCGAGAAAATGCCAACAGAGGTAAAAGGGGTCGTAGAGGCTAGGAAGATTTTGCGTAAACTAGCTCCTGAAACCCTTAAGGCATATAACAAAGAGATTGCTGCGCCTTTAAAAGCCATCACCCTGGCAGCGCGTAATGATGTGCCAGGCACAATAGATAACCTATCTCGCTTTAATTATCCAGGCTATGAGCGCAAGAGCCGTACTGGTCGCAACCGCGCTTTTCCTAGCTTTGAAGCCAATGTAGTTAGACGTGGCTTGACTTATTCGTTAGCAAAAAGTAGAAGCAATAGAAGTGGCTGGTCATCGCTTGTCAGTTTACTAAACAAATCTGCATCTGGTGCAATTATAGAAACTGCTGGAAGGCAAAACAGATATGGCAGCTCGCAATCAAAATCTAATAACCCTGATGCCGGTAGAGAGTTTATTGCTAACCTAAATAATGGCATTGGTAGCCTAGAGCAAACCGGGCGCACAGCTAAGACATCTGGTCGTTTGATGGGTAGAAACTTGGCTGAGGATCAAGGCAAAGCCAAGGCCACAATTTTAAAAGTATTGCAACAAGTAGCAAGTAATGCCAATGCTGAGATAGCGAGGTTGTAACGTGGCAATTGTATTTCCTATAGTCACCAGCTACAACGACAAAGGCACAAAGAAGGCAGATGATGCCTTCACCAAGTTAGGCAAGAAGTTCCTTGCCGTATTCTCAGTTACTAAAGTTGTACAGTTTGGCAAGGCTTCTGTACAGGCGTTTAGCGATAGCACAAAAGAAGCGCAATTACTAGCCACACAGTTAAACGCGGTCAACCTAGGATTTGCTTCACCATTTATTAATGATTTTATAGGCAAGTTAGAATTGGCTACCGGCGTTGCAGGCGATAAGTTAACTAATGCATTTATCAGCCTATCTCAGGCTACAGGTGATGCAAGCACAGCACAAAAGATTTTAACAACTGCTTTAGATGTTAGCCTTGGAACTGGCAAAGATTTACAGACAGTAAGCAATGCCTTACAACGAGCATACAAAGGCGAAACAACAGCCCTAGCACGTTTACGCATTGGCTACACTACAGCTGAGCTTAAAGGCAAGAAGTTTGATGAGGTATTAGAGGATCTACAGACTAGGTTTGATGGCGCAGCAGGTAAAGCAACAGATACCTTCGCAGGCAAGATGCAAAGACTTGCCGCAGCAGTTGAGCAAGCCAAAGAAGCATTTGGAGAAGGTTTAGTATCTGGACTTGAAGATGCCGATGTCAGCATTGAGGAATTGCAAGAAGGCATCATAAAC